CCAAGCTAAGGAACAAGCCAAAGATCGCAAGGAAACCCGCCAGAAGCTGGACGCAATGCAAACGAAGCCCCAGCTCACCAAGAAAGCGCAGACAGCCTTCAATTCCTTCATCCGGGCAAGAGATGCGGGTAAACCCTGTATTTCATGCGGCACGCCACTGAGCAACGAGCCCAACACCTACGATGCCGGACACTACCGATCAGTTGGTAGCGCACCGCACATGAGGTTTGTGGAGGACAACTGCCACGGCCAATGCAAGCACTGCAACAACTACCTTGCTGGCAACCATGTGGAATATCGCCAGCGCCTGGTCGAACGAATCGGCCTGCAAGAAGTGGAAAGCATTGAGCGCGACAACACGGTGCGCAAATATTCTCACGAAGGCCTGATCGAACTGGCCAAATACTATCGGGCGGCAACGCTCACAACCAAGAAAGGTAAATCATGAAAGCCATCATCATCCTCGCCATTACCTTGGCTGCAACCTTTGCCCAGGCACAGACCACCACTAGGTGCGTCAAAAACTGGGATGGCAGCGTCACCTGCACCACCACGCGCAACGGCGGATTTTGATGTAGGGCAACAGAATGAAACTTCCGAACCAAATTGAAACCATTCAGATTGATGAGCTTATTCCTTACATACGCAACAGCCGTACGCACAGCGACGCTCAAGTGGCCCAGATCGCGGCATCGATCAAAGAGTTTGGATTCACCAATCCGGTGCTGATCGACAAGGATGGTGGGATCATCGCCGGCCACGGTCGCATCATGGCGGCACGCAAATTAAAAATGGACCATGTGCCTTGCATTAGGTTGGCACACTTGTCGCCCATTCAGGCACGAGCCCTAGTCATTGCTGACAACAAACTTGCACTTAACGCTGGCTGGGATGACAACATGCTTGCGCTAGAGCTAAAAGACCTTGAAGAGCTTGGCTACGACTTGTCAATCACAGGATTCAACAGCAAGGAACTGCAGTCGCTCCTCGACATCGCAGCAGCCGAAAGCATTTATAGCAACAAGATCACGGTCCCGACTTATGAGCCGCGCAACAAAAAGCCACCAATTGCAGATCTGTACGACGATAAAAAAGCGATGGAGTTGATCGGTGAAATACAGGACAGCAAGTTGCCACAAAAGGAAAAAGACTTTTTAATGGCAGCAGCCTCACGTCACATTGTGTTTAATTATTCAAAAATTGCTGATTTTTATGCGCACTCATCAAAAGAATGCCAGGATTTAATGGAGAAAAGCGCTCTTGTAATTGTCGATTACAAGCAAGCCATCGAAAATGGATTTGTTCACCTGACAGCCCAAATTGATGAACTAAATGGCGAAGAATAAATATATTTTTGTTCGGCACGGCCAAACGTACTGGAATAAAAACGGCATCATGCACGGCCAGTACGACATCCCATTGAACGAAACGGGAATTAAGCAGGCCCACAAAGTTGCCAATGAGCTCAAGCATGAACATTTTGATCTTTGCTACTGCTCACCGCTACAGCGTGCTAGATCTACGGCCAATAAAATTTTGAGGCATCATCGACACACACAGACCATCTATGACGCCAGGTTGATGGAGCTTAGTAAAGGATTGCTGGAGGGTGAACATCTAAACAGTGAAAAACTACTAAAAAGTGAAGACCCTAATTTTTTGCACAAATACCAAATTGAAAGCAAGGCGGCTTTTCTTAGCAGGGTGAAAGCATTTGTTGAGGAGATCGAGCGCAAACACAGCAGAAAGAAGATTTTGATTGTTGCCCACAGCGGCACTATCAAAATGTTAATGTTTGCCTTTAACCCACCAAAACAAGCAATCCACAAAGCATATTACGATTTGCACATTAAAAACTGCAAACCATACACACTTGATCAACTAACCTTGAAAGAAAGCAAAATGAAAATCGGTTTTTTTCCAATGGTCGCAGACATCTTGCACTCTGGCCACGTTTTAGCCTTAGAGGAAGCCAAAAAGCATTGCGACCTACTCATTGTTGGCCTGCACTGTAAGCCGACATACAAAGACCCCATTCAGTCGATCTACGAGCGCTACATGCAACTGCGTGCAGTCAAATGGGTGGATGAGGTCATCCCTTACGAAAATTCCAACAGAGACGCAGACATATTTTCATCGCTCGAATTCGACGTTTACTTCCTTGGTGAAGACCATAAAACAGACGAATGGGAGATGAAAGCCAAGATTGAGGCCATGGACAAGGAAATCGTCTACCTCAAACGTAAGCACAACTACAGCAGCACGCGAGTAAAAAATGGCAACGCCTAATTACGCGGTTTTCATTCTGACGCATGGCCGGCCAGACAATGTGATCACGTATCACACTCTGCGCAAGGCGGGCTACACTGGCAAGATCTACCTGATCTGTGACGACGAGGACAAAACCCTGTCTGAATACCAGATCAAGTACCAAGACCAAGTGATTGTCTTCAGCAAGCAGGCCTATCAGGACAGCTTTGACATCATGGACAACTTTGAGGGTAACAAGGTCATCGTCTATGCACGCAACGCTTGCTACGACATTGCCAGATCGCTTGGCCTTGACTACTTTTTTGAGTACGAGGACGATTACAAAAGTCTGATCCATCGTTTCGTCGATGGCCCCACTCTTGGCTACACGCCCATCACACGAATGAATGAGGTATGTCAAGCCTTTATCGACTGCCTTGAAAATACAGGCTCCACAACCATTGCCATGGCGCAAGGTGGGGACTTCATCGGTGGAGCAGGCTCATTCGACAGCGTGCAGTACAAGCGCAAAGCCATGAACAGCTTTGTTTTTAAGGTCAACAAAGACCCAGCAGATGACTGCATTTTTATAGGCCGCATGAACGATGACGTCAACACATACCTATCTCAGGGCAGAACAGGCAAAATATTTTGTCAGATTGCCAATGTCATGCTGACTCAGATGCAAACGCAATCCAATTCAGGCGGTAACACAGAAGCCTATAAAGCCATGGGAACCTACGTCAAGTCGTTTTACTCGGTCATGGCGGCACCCAGCTGCTGTAAGGTCAGCATGTTGATCACAACGCACCCGCGCATCCACCACAAGATTGACTGGAATAAGGCAGTTCCGAAAATTTTGCATGAACGCTTCAGGAAACCAACAAGCGAATCGAGGTAAAAAATGGCTACACGAAAACCCACACTTGATGAAAAACCGACCACAAAAAACCACGGTGGAGCACGGCCAGGCACGGGCGGGGCGAGAGAAAACGCTGGTCGGCCTGCTTTTGAACCTACCGATGCCGAGCGAAAACAGGTAGAGGCTATGTCGGGCTACGGCTTACCGATTGACCAGATCGCCATCCTAGTGCGTGATGGGATACATATCGACACGCTCCGCAAGCACTTTGCCAATGAACTGGTTTCAGGAAAGGCGAAAGCCAATTCAGGCATTGGAAGGACGTTATTTCAGAAAGCAATGGACGGAGACACTACGGCCATGATCTGGTGGACCAAGACTCAAATGCGCTGGGCAGAAACCCAGAAGCACGAGCTGACCGGGGCCGACGGCGCCCCCTTAGAGATTGCCAAGATCGAACGGGTGATCGTCAAGAATGGGTAAGGTCTTGCAACTCCAGACCCCAGAATGGGCCCTGCCCCTTTTAGACCCCAGCCGCTACAAAGGTGCATGGGGTGGCCGAGGCTCTGGCAAATCCCATATGTTTGCCGAGCTCATGATCGAGGCTCACATCATGGACCAGAAGCGGCGCTCGGTTTGCGTGCGCGAGATTCAGAAGTCGCTCAACCAGTCCGTCAAGCGCTTGCTGGAAACCAAGATCGAGGCCATGAATGCCGGGGCTTACTTCGAGGTGCAGGATGCCGTCATAAAGTCCCGCAAGGGCGACGGGGCGATCATCTTCCAGGGTATGCAGAACCACACCGCTGACAGCATCAAGTCGCTGGAGGGCTACGACTGCGCCTGGGTGGAAGAAGCCCAAAGCCTCAGCCAGACCAGCCTTGACCTGCTCAGACCAACCATCCGCAAACCAGACTCCGAGCTCTGGTTTACCTGGAACCCGCGCCAGCAGTCAGACCCGGTGGATCACCTCCTCCGTGGCCCAACGCCACCCAAGGACGCCAACGTCCTCAAGGTCAACTTCACCGACAATCCGTGGTTTCCAGACGTCCTACGAGACGAAATGGAATACGACAAGCGGCGCGACCCAGACAAATACCAGCACGTTTGGATGGGCGGCTACCTCACCAACAGCAACACCCGTGTGTTCAAGAACTGGCGGGTCGAGGACTTCGAGGCTCCAAAAGACGCCATCCACCGGCTCGGCGCTGACTGGGGTTTTGCAGTTGATCCCACCACTCTGGTGCG